CATTATCAGCTGTACCAGTTCTACCTTGAGATTTTAACAATCTTTCAGCATTAAACTGATTTTCAGAAGGAACGATCATTTTCATTCCTCTAGCTGCGATTTTAAGACCTCTTTCATCAGTCAGTGCAGCAATGTCGATCAATGCTTGCTCTAACGATGTTTCGTTAAGGTCTGCTTGTGTACTTAGTGTGTTTGAGAAAGTTCCAGCGATCGTTGGATGTGCTGTATTGAACAAAGATACTGCATCACCAGAATCAAAGTTGTCAGTTGTTGGCAACCCTTGATTTAGTGGATTAGCAGCTTTGATCTGTTTAGCATTTGCCATTGATCTTGCTAGCGCTTTTGTATAACGAGACGATAGTCTGTCATACAGGTTATCTTCCATTGCTTCTTCAGTTAAAGCGAATGCAAGAGCTACTGTTTCATTAGTATATCTTGCAGTAAATGTTTCTTGAGCATTGTCGTAAGCAACTGATGAACCCTCAGGTTTAACATATGCGTTAGCAAAGCCGGATAACATTACTTCTTCTTCAAAAGCTCTGTCAGATGATTCAGTAACATAAATTTCTTTATGCTCCTGGTCGTATCTTTTATACTCGAGTCCGAACAAGGCGTTTAAACCTGGCTCAAGCTCTTTTACGAGTTGTTGTCTTGATATTGCCATAATTTATTCTCCTTAAATTCCATCGTAGTTATGTCCAAACAAATGCTGATCAATCATCACACGCCAATTTACATTAGCGGCTGTTAAGTCAGAATTTGCCGGATCACGAGATACGCCTATGATTTTCAACACAGCGGCAGTAGCTGATAGCGTGCTATCACCTAATTCCATGCTGGAAACCCCGTTTGTAGTACTACCTGTAGTTGGTGAATTTAAATCCGCACACATGAAAACATCAGTTTGAGCTGATGCACCTGTGTTGTCTGATTGAATTTCAAACAATTGTTGTGGATTATCATAAACAAAAGCTTCAACTGCACCACTTGAAGGTGGTGTAACTGAGCCAGGATAATAGTTTTTAAACGTAGGTTTCAAAGTTGTTGGATCAATATAGAATGTTCCCCAGAACGCTCCCACATTTGTAGTACTAGCGGCAGCAGATATATCAACATATCCAGTATTTTTACCGATTGCCATGGATCCTTGATACAGGATACTAGCATCGCCAGGTTCTATTTTGTGTGAACTCATTCCAGTGGAATCATCAGCTTGTCCAAGCGTTTTTAATGGTCTAAGACCGAACGCGGCATCTTGATTAGCCATAGTTGTTTCCTCCGTGTGTCACCTGTCCCGATGGGGACCTCCAGTGACGGTTAATTTAAATTCGTTGATTAGTATTTGTTAAAAAACTCTTACTTACCACCGAAAGATTTGCTAGAGCGGCTATCATAACTGATAGGCATGCTCGGGTGCTGTTCCTTCAGTAAATCGTGTTTGACAGCATCATCACGTTCCTTAGCTTTATCTGCGTAGTACTTTTGACGTGCTTCGGCGATCTCATTCGGTATTCTGGCCAGCAACAGACCTCCAACTCCGATCACTCCCTTATGTTTGCCAGTTTGGACAATTGGATAACCTGTGTCTTTGTACTCTGACGCCATAACTAAAACATATCCTGATCTTAATTTACCAGCAATATTTTTAGTGTCATCAAAGCCCAAACTTTCAGCTCTTATCCATCTATGTCGAAATCCATCCGGCGCAGGTGGTGCATCTAAAGATGAGGGTGGTGTCCATTCAACAGGTCGCTTTGTAGCTTCCCGTGTCTCGGACGCGCGAGGGTCTTTTTTAACTTCTTCTGTAACTTTTTTAGTTTCAGTTTTAGTTTTTTTCATATGCATTACTCCTCTATTACGTTTAATTGTTTAGCATATTCTTCAAGTGGCACATTCAATTTTTTAGCAATTGCTACTTGTGATGATGTGAGTTTCACAGTTTTGCGACCACTACCTCTTTTAACGTTTCGCGTAGCTGATGCTACAGTTTGTGTAGGTTTAGTCGTTTGTTCTGTTACATTACCAAATTTATGGGGGAATTCAAGTTTTATTCTTCTATCTAATTCTCCATAATAATCCTCAGATTGAGGATCGTAACCTTCCTCTTCAACCAATTTTCTGTGCATATCAAACGCTGTATAGGTCATGGCATTATCGGCGCCAAACCACTTGTTTTTCTCTGCCCATTCAGTTGCTCTCGCATCTGGTTTTGGTCGTTGAGGCTGTTCTTGTTGAATATTTGTTGGTTGATTTAATTCACGCTTCTCTTCTTTAGGTTTTTTGGCTTCTTGATTAATCTTCATTTCAGCCAATCGTGCTTCTTCATAGCCTAGTTTAGCAATTTCTTTTTGTGCATCAACTTCATCAGCTATGTTTCCAGCTTCTCTAGCAGTCGTTAATTTTCCTTTAGCTGCTTCAAGACCTGAAGTGATTCGACTTTCCATTTCAGATACATATCCTGTATCTAATTTAGACAATCGATCTTTTAAAGTTTTTTGTTCTACAAGAACTGTACGAGCATAACGTGTTGCTTCATCTCTTTGACGTTCAGATTCACGCATACGTTTAGTAAGTTTAGCGATTCTTTTTTTAACGCCTTCCCCATACTCATCGAGTTCTTTTTCTTTTGCTTCTTCTTTAGGTGCTTCTTGTATAAGTTCTTTAGTTTCTGTTTCTTGTTTAGGTGCTTCTTCTTTTATTTCTACTTCACCTTCCGGTTTAACTTCAGGAACAGCTACATCTTGTGTTCCTTCTTTAACCGGCTCTTCAGGTAAAGTAACTTCCGCACCAGGTCCATCTGATGGCAAGTCTATTATTTTATCTTTTTCTGTTTCTTTTTCGACGTTTGGCATAGTTCCTCCCTATGGTTAATATTCATGCAAGATATCCTCTGGATTCTTGATGGTTGCTAAAACTTCATCGTCATTTAGTAGACGAACTTCGCCACCTTCTATTTTTATTCTAGATCCTGCATAACGTGCAAACATTATCCAGTCTCCTACTTTACACCATGGCCCATTAGGAAATCTATCTTTATCCTTATAGGCATACGGTCCTACCGCTAGAACATTTCCACATTGAGAAGCAACTTGTTGTCGTTCCAATGTATCTTGTCCCATGAAAATTCCACCTTTTGTTTTTTCCTTCATCTTAAAAGGTAAAATTAATATTCTCCAACCTGTGGGTTGAGGTAATTTTTGAGTTTCGTGCGTGACTTCTTTTGTTTTTTTAACGCCGACTAATTCTGTTTTAGGAATTTCAAGTTTTGGTTTTACTTGAGATATCGATGACTGTTCCTGTGTTTTCATTTTCTTCTGGCTCCTTATTGGTCAGCAGGGTAGAGATTTCCTGTAAAATTGCTTCGTAAGCACGAAGCTGTCCTACCATATATTGGTATTTTTCGTAATTGTCAACTTGCCCATTTAATACGTAGGTTTGCACATTTTTTTGTGTTTCTTCAACTTGTTTTTTGAGTTTGTAAATTAAATTTACGCCGTCCATTATTTTTTTGTGAAAGCTCTGCCTAATCCTCTAAGCGCTGCTCCTCCACCTTTAAAACTTCTTACAGGAACTCCTCCGCTAGGATAACCAAATCTGTTATTTCCTAGAACGGGTCTGTAACCAGAGACATGACTCAGGCCGCCATTGGCTTTACCAATTCGACCACCGTCTGCAGCTTTAGCCATTTTCCTAAATGTTTTAGCTAGATTGTATCTTTTAGAACCTGGAGGACATGTCTTACTTCCAAACTTTTTGCCTGTGCAAGGTTTGTCAGTTCTCATACCCTTGGTTGCTTTCTGAATCCATTTATCATCACCGTTCCCACCACTTTTATATCCTTTACGAACTTTAGTAGCTCCCGGTTTCTTTGCTGTACTTCTAAAAAATTCTGGCATTATTTTTTACCTTTTAATTTTTCAGTAACGACTTTAACGCCGCCCCATATGTTTTTAGCTTTGCTTTTATACTTATCCATTAATCCTTTATGGGTTTCAACAATAACTTTTTTCCACCCTTTGCCATCAGTTAATTCTTTTTGTTTTTCTATACCCATTGTTCTTCCTTCATACATACACATTTTCTTTTAAAGAATCCACCTTTTCTATGAGAACATGTACCACATTTCACACCAAAAATTCTATTAACTAATTCTTTCATTTTTTCTTCCCTCCATTACGGAATATTTGTGTTCCCTTTATTCCAAATACGCTTGCGACCACCAAAATCCACAAATTGGTGAACCATTTTGGCAGATTCGAGAAATGCTCGAAGAAAATATTTATCTTGTCCATAGCACTCGGATCGTTCGACCACACCCCATATGCGAGCACAATTATGGGCAAAGTTAATATCGCAAGGACGATTTCGTCCTTATAATCGTTTTGTCGTGCTTCTAACAATTTACCCTGGTAAGCTTCCTCACCTCGAGACATCTTAACTGCATGCATGTGTTGTGCATCAGCCATAGCCATTTTTGTCTCTTGACGTTTTTTGTAAATATGGGAACCAGCGTTTAAAGCTAACTTAGCTAGACTGAACCAAGCCATTTTAGTACCAAGTTGCTTTAACTGGTTTCTTATCTTTTCTAAGTGCTTTAGTACCTTTTACAGTAACTGTTTGTGATTCTCTTGGATTAGTTGCTTCAATTGTTGCAGCTTGTGCATAACCATCTTTTCCAGACCATGGGTCTTTAACAATTTTAGGTTCTTGAACGTAACCAGATCCTTTTTGCCAATCTTTTGACATTAAGCTAAACCTCCACCTCTGAATGCTTTACCTAATCCTCTTTTAGCAATTCCGCCGCCTTTAAGTTCGCCACGGATTCTGCTTTTCTCATCTCTTAGATTTCTTTTACCTTTTCTAGTAAATGCTCTTTCAGCATCCACACGACCAAGTTCTTCTAGTCGATTTTCTCTTCTAGTGTTTGCCATAATTATTTATCCATTGTTCCGACAGCAGAATAAGCTCTTTTACCTGCAGCTTTTTCTGCGCCTTTAGATTCATCTCTTCGTGCTTTGAAGCTTTGAGACTTAGTAGACTCAGCACCTCTTCGTGCACCTAAAGATTCATCTAATCTTGCATCGTAACCTTGTTTCTTTGCAGAACTAGATTTTCCACCTTTGTCGTAAGGAAATCTAGATTTATAAGGTCTTGTGCCAAAATCGTTTCTCATAAGTTTTCTCCTAATATTTATTTTTTACTCTAAATAGGTTTGCAAGTCCACCACTATTTAATTGTTGGTTTTCCCAGCCTGATTTTAAGCCTTGATATATAGCTTGTCTAGCTCTAATTTCCGCCATCCAGTCTCTTGGATCCCATACACCTTGCATATCTTCTCCTTGAGCAAATTCTTCATCTACTGCACCAGTTACTGGATCATAGATAGGACCGTCTCCTTTTTCATCATCATCATATTTGTATTTAGCTTTTTGCTTTTCAAGATGTAACCATAATTGATCATATAAGGGATCATTCGTTCCTGGAGGTCCTCCAGCTAAGCCAAGATCTTTTAAATCCTGCATAAAAGCATTCATATCGCTGCTTCGTTTTATTCCTTTGAAAACTTCTTTAACAATTCCACTGAAGCTACTTAGCGCATAAAGATTCTTAATAGTATCCCATGCCGAAGGGTCTACATAACGTTTCCAATCGCCTTCAAGTTTATCTTTTATTTGTGTTTGTAATACTTGTTGTTTATTTTGTAAGTCTCTTAGACCATAATATTCTGTTGGTCTGTCCTCTTCTTGTGTTTTAATTAATTCCTGCATTTCTAATTTTTTTAAATCTGCAGGACTAATATATCCTGGTCCACTTTCTTCTCCTGGTGGAGCATGATCATCTTTAGTTGGTGTTGGTGTTGGTGTTGAAGTTGATGGTGCAGAATAAGTTGAAGCAATTCCTGGATGAGCATGACCACGGTCAGGTTCATCTCTTGGTCCTCTGTCTGAACCTGGAGCATCTCTCCCACTTCCTAATGAAGTAGCTCCACCACCTGGTGGTTGATATTTTGATCTGGTACCGTCTGGATTTTTCTTTGCTAATAAATCTGTAGCTGTATGAGGTCCAAGTCTAACATTCCCACCCTCTTTAGCTCTAAATAAACTTTTTACTCCATTTGGTTCATCAAAGGCAGCATTGTAATCTGTTAATTCAATATCATTGCCATCATCGGAAATAATTTCTTCGCTTTCGTTAATATCTAAAATACCACCGTGCGCATAATCTCTTTCCCAACGTTTTGCAATTTCTGGGTGGTTAGCGTGTAAGTATCTTCTTTGCTTTTCAGATTGAAAAGGCATTAGCTTCTTGGACCTTTAAGTGTTTTAACATCCCTTCGTTTCATAACATCGGATCTTGCTTTTGCACGATTAGACATTCTTTGTTTTTCGATAGAAGTTTTTGCACGAAGTATGGCAAGATCTTCGTTTTGGTCCATCTTGTCATCTTGAATATCTCTGTTCATTAACAGTTTAGATTTATCTAAATTAATTCTAGCTTCATCTTCTTGTTGTTTTCTTTGATTATCCTGAGCTTTAAGATCTAGTTCTCTTGCTCTAAGTTTAGCAATTGGATCATTACCAAAGTCTCCGCTTACTTTTTTCTCTTCTGCTAAGAAATCTTCCATCATTTCAGCGATTAGAATTGCTTTTCTAGATTCTATTTCTAATAGTAATCTATCTAATTCACCTTGAACTGCGGGATTCTGAGCTACTTGTGGATTAGTCTGCATCAATTGTTGCAGTTCTTGAATTTTAGTTAATTTATCTCTCATTTCCATTTGTACTTGTTCATCTGCCATTAAAGAAATATGTTCAAATATATTTTTCTCTAAGGAAGAAGTGATCATTGGATTATTTTTTGCCATCGCTGTCGCCATAAAAGCTACGTGAGCAGCAATATGCGCTTGGTGGTCCTGTCCAGTAAAAGCCTGGAAAGGTTTACCTGCCATAGCATCGATATGTTCGATCGCTGGATTTTTAGGAGCCGGCGGTGGAGGAGGTGGTAATACTTGATCGATATTCTTAACGCCCATTGCGGCATACATGTCTCTATAAGCCTCATACATATTATGCATCTTAGGATTAGACTGAGCTAATTGTAATTCTGTTTGTGCGGTTGCAATCCTTTGTGTCATTGAAAAAATATTTGGATCAGCAACGGGTAGTATGTCAATTTTGTCATCAAAGTCAGTTTGTTTAATTTCTCGTTCTCCACCTACAACATCGTACGGATAAACCGGCGGCAAGTAAGTTGAAAAAACATCAGACAATAAAACAAACTCTTGTTTCATGGCAGCATACAATCGTTTATGGATTGCTGACATTACCCTGGAGCCACGCTCTAAAAGGGCTACGGTCGTACCAACAGCAGCCTGCTGGTTCCCGTCACCGACCTGCATGTCAGCAATGGACGCGAATCTCTGTCCTGCCTCAACACAAATTCCCATCAACTGCAATAACGTCTGTGATGGTTCTTTGTATGGCAAATTCATAAAAGCATCTCTTAGATTTCCACCCGGAGCGTCTACATCACGCCATTCACCCGGTTGTAGAGATTGGGCATCATCTCTAACTCTGATACCCCTCTGTTTAAATCCTGAAGGTAAATTGGAGAGTGTACCTGCATCTATGAGTTGACGAAGAGCAGACGTTGCTGCTTTTGTTAGACCGCCAATCATATGGATTAATCCAAAGCCGTAAAATCCTAGTCCAGGCAGAAATTTAAAATGGACAAAATATTGGACCTTTTCTTTTTTTGGATCATCTAGTCTGTAGTTTCTTCTAATTGATAATACTTTTCGCGTACCATTGTCTATAGTCACAATGTAGGGAACTTTAATACCTGTAGGCATTCCGTCTTCGCCTCTTTCTTCAAAGCCTTCAATCTCCAGATCAACATGGCATTCAATCAAAGTATAAATTGGATTATTTTTCTGATAGCCTGTTGCGCTAGTTCCTTCCAGCTCTCGTTCTTTTTTCTTAAGTTCAGTTTCTTCGTAGTAAGGTTTTCCGAGTTCTATATCTCTATAAAATCCAGAAACTTGCTGCTTACGCAAATCATTTGCTGAAATTTTTAAAACATGACAAATGGCATCCGTATCCTCTAATGAGGTAGCTGAATACGGAACCACTAAGTCATCTGCAGTGACGAACTTTGATACAGCTCGTCCTAGTAAATCGTCGTAATAAACTTTTTTAAAAGTTGAACCTGCTAGTGGCAGGTAAAATAACATCTGATCAAATTCAGGTTCAAATTCTTTCATAACATCCATCAACTGATAGTTCATGAAATTTTTAACCCTCATCGACTGATCTTGTTTTTGTCGTGTCGGTCTTCCTAAAACCTGGCATCTAACCGGACCATCAGCCGGTAGTAATTCTTTATAAGCCTGTGCTTGAAACTGTGTTACCGCTTCAGCTAAAACAGGATGCGTTGCACCGGATGCTCCTTGAAAAGGTCGAGTTCTCATTTCAAACTGAAAACCTAAAAGTTCCAGTCCTTGAGTATAGGATCTTTCCCATTCTCTTCTCGATGCTTTGTAATCTGTGTAATTGGCATAAAGTTCTGAACCGATAGGATCTAAAATAGAATCGGGCAGCAAATCTGCCAAATTCATATAATGATTGTCGCCAGTCTCTGGTGCAACTGCACCAGGTTCAAAATTAACTTCTACCGAACCATCTTCGTTTTCAGTGACCTCCGTACCTTCGTGCGAGGGAACGGATTCCTGTAAACCGGTTGTAACTTCTGTTAATTCTTCTTGAGACGGTATAGTGACACTTCGTCTTACGTTAGGTAAGCCCTTATCGATTTCTGCCATGTATTTTCTCCAATCTTTCTGGTTTATATTGTTTTGTTACTTTAATCAAGCCTCTAGGGTCTGGTCCCTTTACCGGAGGGATTGCTTTCCATTTTACGTTTTTCATATTTTTAACTAATGTGGGGTTTTTCATTTGTAACGGTTTAATATGTATTGATCAACACCGCTTAAACCACCAGATGCTTTTTCTTCCTTGTCCTTAAACTCAACACCCGATCCCCACGCTGCGGACGCAAGAAGTTCTGATGGTTTTGTATAACCTTTTTTAATTGCATCGTAGAGGCCATATGCTCCTAATCCTACTGTAGTAGCAATGCCTAAACCTGGAATAAATCTAGTTGCTTTAAGTGCAGCTTTGCCTGAACTTGCTCTTAATATATCATCCCAGCTTATTTTTGCTAATTCCTTAATTCTAGCATGACTAATTTTATCCGCTCCTTTTAATGCAATAATATCTTTTTTCACTCCTTTTGAAATTGATTTTGTCTTATCGATTCCTATCTCATCTACCTTTAATGAAACAGGATCAATAACAGAAAAGCCTAAAAGACCTTTAGCTTCTTTAGGAAGATTTTTAATGAGAGCACTTCCTTCTTTGTTAATTTGAGATAATTTTTTTTGCCAATCTTTTGGTTTAGACAGTAAAAGTTTTACTTGGTTAGCTTCTTTTTTTCCTATCAGACTATCAAACTTAGAAAGTTTTGCATTTAAAGATTTAGAAATATAAGCCAGGTTACCTGTTGTCACGGGTGTTTTACCAAAAATACTTCCCATGTGATGCAGTCGATATCCACTTTTTTTCGTACCTGCAAGGGCCTGTTCTAAATATGGATTACTAAGTTCTGTTAATCTTTTAAATCGTCTAACTTCTGTTTGACTTGCAAGTCCTCTAACAGCATTATCAGGTCTAAAATATCTCGAATGAACATCCGCAAGTGTTGTTTTTCCTATATGTTTATATTTTTCAGGAAGATATTTTCGTAACTCCTTATTAGATAAAGCCCCCGGTATTTCATCAATAAGTTTTGTTTCTGCCAATCCTCCTTCAACAGGAATCCATCTTTTTAGATATGCTGCTCTATAAGCTTTTTTATTACCTATAGAATCATATATTCTTTTAAGATATTTTTCTTTAAATGGCTTTATATCTCTACCCTTTCTTTTAAGATATTGTCTCCTATATTGTGCCTTCTTTCTCAATATTTTTTCATCAGTTATTCCCTCTATATTTTGACCTTGGCTTATTAAATAATTTTTTACTTCTTCTATAGGCTCTGGTAGCAACCTACCTGTAATAGAGCTTCTAACATTCCATTTACTACCCAATTGAAACTTAGGTCTATTCTCAAGTCCCCAGGCTCTTCTATAATAATCTTTGATATCTGTACTGTAAGGCATTAGCGAGTTCTAAAGTGATTTGCGATTCCGCCGGTTGCTAAAGGGTCTTTGCCACCTTTAATGACTCTAGGTGTCCAACCTCTAAACAATTCTTTAGACCCAACAGCATCGGCTTCTAGGTTTTTCTTAAATTGTTTAAAAGGAGAAAGTTCCTTGACGCTTGTTGCCGGTCTCTGGACTCCAGTGACTGGCGACTGGGATTTAATCGGTATTTTTGGTGTTTTTGCCTTCAAAAGGTCCTTTAAATTCGCTTCAAACAGTTTTACCTGATTTTCACTTGTATTTTTTAGCGTTCTTGCATGAATTTTTAGATTTTCTATGATTTTAGCCGGAATTTTCTGATTTTTTTCGACATATTGCAGTAATTTTGGATTAATTCTTGTATTAAACAGACTTTTTCCCATTTTTACGACATCACCACCCATTCCAATAATATCTTTCGGCTTAATTCCCAGTTTTCCCAATATTTTATAAACTTCAAAAAACGCTTTTAGGTACATGTTTAATAATACTCCTTAAAATCCATTTGTCGAGGTTTATCTTTGTAATCTTCCGGGTGACCAAGTAAACCTCCTTGTCTAAATCTCATGACAGCCTGAGTTGTACTATCCACAAGGTCATCATGTTCACCGTAAGGAAATGCAGCGCACTCCTCCATAACTTCTTGTGCAAATTGCAGATGGGTAGGAGCCCAAACCTGTCCGGCTTCAAAAAAAGGTGAAACTGAATTCACCCGACTATGCTTATCATTTCCACGGCTGGGTGTAAATGAAATAACAGGAATTCCCATATTTCTAAGTTCGTAGGTAAGTGGAAGTCCAGCAGCTTTAGCTTCAATCAAAACAATTTCAGGTTCCCAATATTTATAAAGTTTAAGTGCCTCGCGTCTAAGATCAGGAAACTCGAATCGTTCTTTAACGGCATCGAGTAAAATCATACTGGGTTTAGAATCTTCATTTTCTCTAAACACACCCCAGGTCGTAATAGCTGAAAAGTCAGCGGTTTCTTTTTTCAGATAAGCCGTGTCATAACTTTGAATAACATAATCACATTTAGGAATTCCTCTATCTTCCGGCCACTTCTTCCACCACTCCCTTTTAATTAAAGCCCCTTCTTCAGAAGTCGGATTCTGCATATACTGTGCATTCCATTTAGGAAGTGCAACGGATGCTTTAACCGATAACAGCTGTTCCAAGTCCCAGTATTCTGGCCACACGGGTTTACCCGATGGCATGATTGCCGGAAATTCCACAACTTCCCACTGATCTGCTTTAGGTTCTTTCTGGGCATTCTGTAAGAGTCCTGTTAGGTCTCCTTTATTCCATCTCGTCATAACCAGAACGATTACTCCATTCGGTTGAAGTCTTTGTCGTGGTCCTGTTGTGTACCATTCATAAGCTCGTTCTAATGCTTTCTTGGACATAGCGTCCTGCTCCGAGTGAGGATCATCAATGATCAAAAGATCTGCACCCCTTCCGGTTACAGCTCCTTCTACACCCACAGCAAAATACTCGCCGCCCTGTGCTGTTTCCCAGCGACCAGCGGCTTTGCTATCTTCCATGAGTCTTGTGGGGAAAACTTCTTTATACTCTTCACTATCCATTAAATGTTTAGCCTTACGACCAAACCGTACCGCAAGTTCAGCAGTGTGAGTTGCCTGAATAATTTTTAATTTAGGATTGTTTCCAATCATCCATGCAGGAAGCAAGAAAGATGCAAATTCAGATTTCGTATGCCTGGGTGGCATATTCACAATGAGTCTCTTAATTTTTCTAGATTTTAATTTATTAAATTTTTCTGCAACAATTTTATGATGGTACCCTTCTATGAAATCAGGCCACATGTGTTTTACAAAAGTCAAGAAGTCTTTTCGAATAGCGGTATATTTTTGGGTTCTATCCAGTTGAACAACATACCGTTTCAACTCGCGTCTAGTCTCTGGAGGAAGGTTTTCTAGGTTTTTTTCTAAAATTTTTTTTATATCAAGCATAAGTGACTCTTATGGTACCAAAACGTTTTTTAACCCCAATGACTCTCTAAATCAAGGAATAAAGCAAAAAGTAGTGGGACCCCTTTTTAAAAAGGGAAATTCAACCTATGCTAGATTTACTTTTTCCGGATCGGACCTGGTACCTCTATTGCGCCCCGAAGGGGCGCAAAAATTTTTAAAAAGAGAAAAAAATTCTATCTGTGATTGTATCCTGCGTGTGACATATTTGTCACATGTGTGTGGTATTTATATCCACACACTATGTGGTTGCGAGTGGTGTGGCGCGTTAGCGCCACAACCTATGGTTGATACTCAGTCTAATAAGACCATGTATTCTTTCGCGAAGTATCTTCTAAACCAATCTAATCCCTTACGTACATCATCCCATGCAGGAGATGTACCAGTTCCATGTGTTTGGTCATAAGATTCTGCAATATGATTACTACCCATTATTACATCATATACTGCAACAGCAAACTTAGGCATTGCAATTGATTCACCACTAAATGGATTTTTAACTGTTTCCATTTCTAATGGTGTATCGCTATAATCTGCATCTGCAAAAGGTAGCTTGATTGTTTTGTTATTGTATTTTATTTCTTTCATAGTTCCTCGCTTTCTGTCCTGTATTATATAGGATAAGTCAATCATTGTCAACCACTATTTTGTCTTGCTCTTTCTATTGTATAATGGTCATCACTCCATTGTTGTTCAGTAATAGGTATTCGCTC